ATCGACCCAAGTCATATTCGCGATTTCATTCATCCTGTCTGCGATTTCTTGTGTTGACTTGGATAAACTAGCTAATGATCCGTCAGGACCAGTTAATTCGTCAAACCTACTTTTCATATCCGTCACAGCGATGGTAATATCATCAAACCCAGTTTCAGCAAAAGCGCTTAACTTTGGCCCAAGCGTTGCAATACCGCCTTCCATTTCGGTGAAAGCACCATTATAGTTCTCATCAATAAAGCCTTTCAGCAAATTGTAACCAACAAAAGCACTTGCAGCGCCAATAGCAAGATTTTTCATAGTACCCATAGCGTTTTTCATCGTAATAGCTGATGCTATCTTATCGCCCATACCTTCAATCTTAGCGTCAGTAGCCTTTTCGCTGTCGTTATTAGTTTCTGGAACGACGCTAGGCTGCTGAACTTCATCAAACTGTTCTTGTGTTCTTAACCTTTCGGAAGCATCAACAGCTAAACCCATTTGCTTTTGCATTAGGTTAGTTTGTTCTATTACATTAGCGTTAATACTTTGAAATAAACCTTGAAACTTATCAAATTTAATATTCATTGACCGCAACGAATTAGTCCCGCTATTTCTAACGAGATCACCTTCAGCTTTAAGTCTATCAATTATAGCTACAGTCTCTGCTGATAATTCGGCCATTTAAATATTTCCTAGTAGTTATTAATTGTTTTCGTTCTGCTTAGCAATTACGTCTACGATCATACTAAAGTATAGGTCTTTTTCGTAAGGTAACATGCTTTCTATTTCTGTTATCGAGTATTTATGATGCTGAGCCATCGCGAAGACGACCTTATAATAGTCACTCAACGACGTATGGATCAGCGTTAGATAAAAAAACTTCGCATACCTTCTACTACAAAAGTCTTTTCGTCACCGTCCTGGTTTACATATTTCATTTCATGCCTAAGTCTAGGTATATTCTCAAAGAACTTCTGAATACCTGCAATAACTTCGGCACTCAATCCATCTACGAAAGTATGAATTTCTTCTTCGGTATAATTTTTGAATTTATGCACTTCATCTTCTGACGCTATTGTGTCTAAGCAAGAAACCATCAAGATATAATTAATAAGCGGATCAGTAATTTCCATCGTTACTATCTTAGCATACTCGTCTATAGACGGATATTTTAAAAGTAACACGTATTCGTCATTAATCCTAACTGTTTTGATGTCATCATCTGGCTTAGTTAAAGTAACGTTATCAATATCTAATTCAACTTTTACGGGCTTGTTAGTATCAGGATCAGTTATTGTAAATTCAATAATATTATCAACAGATTTAGATCTTAGCAATAAAAGAATGTATTCTAAATCGAACATCGCAATATCTGATACTTCAATCTCCATCAAGCAATTATTAACCACCTGCTTCACTGCCATTATTTCCTGTGAAGCGTCATTTGATTCTTGTGCTACCAAAAGAATCTTTTCTTCTTTAACCGTAAACGGTCTGTATTTAATCTTTTCGCCAGTTGATGGCAATTCCAATTCAAAAATCGGTAAATCAATCTTAGGTAAGCCCATAATTTATATCTCCATTATCCAAAAAAGTTCTTAATCTTATTTATCTTGTTGTCTAAGCGAGTGTACTTATTCACTGCTTCTTGTATTGATGTTGGTACTAAATTTTGTCCGAATAGATTACCAACGAAGCCAAGCCCGTTTATTAGACTTAATAATCCGTTGCCACGTCCAGTAGGAGTACCAATACGTTCTCCAGTAAACTGGATTCTATCATATTGAAAGCTTACTGGTAATACAGAAAACTGGTCGTTATTTTCCCAAGCTAAGTCAACGTCGCCAATTTGAAACGGGAACGCATTATCTAGGATAACTTCGTAGTACTGTCCGGATTGATCGTAGTTGGTAGAATATTGTCTGATCGTAATACGACAAGCATAATCTTCTTTATATCCAACTTCGAATGGAAGCTTTCCATCAACCTCTGAAAACGCACCACCTTGTGTACCAAAGTTTACAATGTTTTGAGCCCATGAATGAAAGAAGGATAACACTTGATGATCTGAATCAAGCATAAAGATTGCTTGTACTGGCTCTACGTTAACTGTCATTGGCATCATTTTACGAAACTGGCCAACTTGTTCGTTTTGTACAGCGTTGAATGTAATACCTGGAATCGAAGCATTCTTACAGAAGAAAGTAAGGTCGCGATCACTCGTTCTAGACTTAATACCGTTTGGACGAGTTATTTGCACTTCGAATAATGACCCACGTGATGGACCACCAAACCAGTCCATCTGGGTTTTAAATTCGTTTATCCTGAATGCCATTTATCTTCCTCTTGCGATTTTTCTAGAATCGGCATATACTTGCGTTGCGTTAGCACCGACAAACTTCTGAGTTGGTAAGAACAAAGCTATATCCCATTCTGCAGGATTTATATATGCTGGTTTAGTTCTTACGTGAGCATTCAAATAATGTTTTATACACGGTGCAAATTCTTTGAATTTAGTAGCACTGTTTAATACTTTATATGATGCAACTAGCTTTGTCGTTTCGTCCATATTTCTATTGTTTAATACCTTGTACAACTCATCCATTAATTTCGCTCTTAAAATAGGAGGTAGATAATGCATGTTAATACCAAGGAAACCACCCTTTGCCTTATTTATGGGAAATATCAGCGGAAACCTATCGTAGTATGGAAGTGTATCTTTATGTTTAGGATCATACGCAAACAAATACATGTTACCCATCATGAAACGACTATCTTGACGTCGCTCTTTATCGCTCTTTAATTCCTTAATGAGCTTATCACCTTGTGATCTATTTCTTTGCGTACGGGTAATAGCTTTAGCTTGCGTACGATACCATTCCCGCGCCTGCGCAGTTTTGCCTGGAGCTTGTCCAGTTCTTATGCCTTTAAGAAGTATGTCGTCAAATAATGCTGCCATTTACTTTATTCCTAATTGATCTTCTGTGTAGATTTGGAAATCCCATCCACGTTGCCCGCAAAACATTCTAGCTGCTTTCCACTTTGCTTCATTAATACCCCAAGTCTTAACTTCGTTTAAGTACCTTCTTGAGACTCTGCCAGTTGTAGTATTCTTCTTTCCTATATCAGGTGGTTTAGTCTGATACTTTGGTTTAATTTCAATCATTAATGTTTTTTCACCACCACCTTTAGATAATGGTACTTTACTATGTACGACAACATCGGGATAATACCTATGACGCTTACCGTCTATAGGAGAGAGATATGGTACGACAACTTCTTCAGATTGCCACCAAATAACATCAGGATGTATATCAACATAACGAAAAAATTTAAACTCCCACATAGACCGATAAATAATCTTAGTAGGGTCGCCTTTATACTTACTTGGATTTTTAGGTTTAAACCTTCCACTATAAGCCACCCGTTCACCTCACAATTCTTTATAAATAGGATTAATAGATTATTTATATACAAAGGCAGGTCCTAAATGTCAACAACAAATAGACCATCTGAAGCTATTAAAGCTGAAGAACGTGCTAGTGCGTCAGACGGCGGTTGGGTAAGATTCCCAGAACAGCCTCAGCCACACAGCATGTTAATGGTGTTTGAAACATATGCATATGATAACTTTGCAGGTTCTTATCAAGAGAAAATTACTTCTCCGCTATCGAGTCTTTTCAGTGGTGGAACTAGATCGTCTGGTCTCGGTATTCGTAGTATAAATTCTGTTGAGCTACCTTTTCCTAAACAGCTAACTGATGCTACGTCAATGATCTTTAATGACATGCAACAAAATCCTTTAATAGAAGGATTAGCACTTAAACTAGCTGCAGGTTTAGATGCCGGATCGGCTACTCTTGGTGATATTCCATCTCAGCTTCAAGCAGGTGGTGCTAAAATAGCAGCTGCTATGTGCGGCGGCGGTGATGTTAACGCTGCTTTGTCTGCGTTGGGTACTCAAATAGCAGGAACTGGTACGGCAGACGCTGCTGGTGCTACAATGTATCTTTTAAGAAAATTTATGCCAGAGATTGTAGGAAACTCTATTAATCTTGCAATGGGCCAAACATTAAACCCAAGAGAAACAATTGTGTTCCAAGGTGTTGAGCTTAAGACGCATACATTTAGCTGGGACTTATATCCATCTAGTGCTGCTGATTCTGGCAGAATTCAAGATATTATTAATATGTTAAAGAAAAATGTATTACCTACAACTCGTGATTTGGGATCAGGTCCTGGTGTTATTAAACAAGCATTCTTACAATATCCTAGTGTATGTAAGATGCATCTTATTGGTGTTGATCAAGAGTATTTCATGAAGTTTAAGCCTGCTATGGTGAAATCTGTAACTGTTGATTATGGTGCCGGTGGTACCTTAGCAGTAATGAAAGGTGGACGACCAGCTGGAGTTAACATTCAAATAACACTTCAAGAACTACAAATTGAAACTGCTAATGACTATGG